TTAACCGCCTAAACTCCTAGACCATTGCGCCAATCGTGCCTGACACCAGTCCAAAAAATCCCGTTCTGAAATCGTTGGTGTTCCCGTCAATAACTTTTTTGTGATGGGCTCCTCACCTAAAGCCGTCTCAATTAACCCAACCACTAAATAATCTGTCTGTTTCGTAACCCAATTTTGTGGTTTCGCCCCAAAGACTTTCGCCAAACTAAAAGCTTGATCCCGAGTCATGGTAGTTAGACGTCCGGTAAAAGCAATCTCACAATCTCTTAAATCAAGCATTTTAAATCATCAACTTTCTTGATTCTAATGTTGGTTTTGACTTGACGGGTTATGGTTTTCCATTCAGTTTAGAGGGAGTGACGTTTTGAGCGCAGAATTGTTCCCTGGAAACAGCTATTTGGAATAACTGAACCAGAGTGCAATTCTACTACTAAAAGTTTCCCCTTAGTTCGTCGGTCGTTAACGCCCGTCGCTTGTCTGTACAATTGCGGTATTGCTACCACCACTCATTATAAACCTACGTTTTCGGTTTAGCCTACTAAAAAACGCCCTAGCAGGCGTTGATAATACGTATTTATGTTTGTTCGATCACCAACTAATCAGCGGCACCAAGCCGAAGCTTCGTTTTACCACCCGCGCCGTTAATGGTCGCGCTCACCATTCACCACCCAGCCGTACAGATAACCTTGTTGTGGTATAGCCAGACTTATTGAAGTCGCACTGGCAAACGTGTCCCCTTGGATTTAGACCCCAGCTTGTCCCCTAGGGCTTTAAAAATCGCACCGGCCATGATATAATAATAACTAAATTAAATTTATCTTTGTGGCGCTCACCGATGCCTGTCGGTGGGTGTTTTTTTATGTTCTATTTTATATTTTTAATGATACCCCACCTTAGCAAGAAAATAAAGATAAAATTAGTTTTTGTATACTAATATTCAAATAGTAATTTATACGAATATCCTAATAGTAAAATATACATTTAGTATGATATTCAAATATACGGATAGTAAAAAAATATGTACTGGTATATCAATAACAACGCGGTCGTCTTATTTGAATATCTGAATACAAATATTCAAATATTCAAATACACAAATAGTACAATATTCAGATATACAAATAGTAAATTTAAATAAACACACAAATCAAAACAAATATGTGGTAATATTTTTTGTAGTAAGGAGGGGACATGTTGACTAAGAAAATATTATTCGGAAATTTTAAGGGCGGTGTAGGCAAGACAACCAATTCCGTGATGACTGCCTATGAATTAGCAAAGAAAGGGTATAAAACCCTTGTATGTGACTTGGATCCTCAATCAAACTCCACTCAACTATTGAGAAGAACATATGGATTGCAGCATAATTCCGAATTAAAGATTGATAAAACTATGATGGTTGCAATTCAAGAAGAAAAACTTCCCGATGCCATCGTTGAGATAATGAATAACCTGTACTTATTGCCTTCTTACAAAGACTTCGTTAGCTACCCGGATTTCTTGGAAATGAAATTTATGCCTAACGTGCCAAACTATAAAGAAAAAAGAATGTCATATTTCGGTACCCTTCTATCTGAAGTAGAGAATAAATTTGATTACATTATTTTTGATGTTCCGCCTACACTATCAATATTTACAGACACTGCTTTATACGATACAGATTATGTTATTATTGTTCTTCAGACTCAGCAAAGATCATTAGACGGTGCAGAAGCATTTTGGGAATATCTTCAAGAATTCTACAACAATCACACAGCTATAGACTTCGATATTGCTGGGATCTTGCCAGTCCTGCTAAAAAACAATTCCGGAATTGACAATCAAATCATAAAAGATGCTAGAGAAACTTTTGGCAAAGATATGATTTTTGAAAACATCATGCACCATATGGAAAGGTTGAAGCGCTACGATAGAAAAGGAATATCAGAAAAAGGGCTAACTAGTGTAAACGACTTCCACGATATAAGGCTACACGCATTGTACGGCAAATTAACGGAAGAAATTATTGCTCGGACTGGGGGCAAATAGAAATGGCTAAAATGGAATTCAAAAAGCAAGATAGAAAGCAATTAAAGCAAACCAAACCAGTAGAAGAAACTGTCATATCTCGTCCTAGTAAAACATTTGATATAAAAGATATGGAAAAAAATGAAACGAATAAGAATCCCGTTGGTCGCCCTCGAAAAAACAAAAAGTATGGAACTGTTAGACTTCAAAAAAATAATGTAAATAGAATTAACTCCATTCAAAATTCGTTAGGATATATTACTCAAGATGATCTTATATCAGCACTGTTGGACAAAGCTGAACGTGAATTATCAAATGAGCAAAAAATAATGTTCGAAATGTATATGAAGACATACCAAAACCGTAGTTCAAAGCACCCATAGACGACACGTTCAGCTTTTAGACGTATACTTGTCCGTTTAAATGAAGCAGAATGCACACAAAAAGGCCACCCACCTCGTGATGAGATGAGTGGCTTTTTAGTTGTGCCAATTTTGTAGCACTATTTATTTTTTAATTCACGTACATCGCATTCGACATTGTGTAGACGTTCGTTGATAACTTTATGCTCACTTCTGCTAGTAATTAAATCTTGACGCAGCGTATTTTGCGAATCAAACAGCCGTTCAATTCGCTGGCTGCTATCCTTCATGCTTTGAGCAATGTCTTGCAGCCTATCCGTGAAAGGCTTCATGACCACCATCAACGCTGCATAGATACCCGCGACTACAGCCAAGGCCAGGGTGATTAATTCGATCCAACGATCAAAGGTCATTACTTACCACCCGACTTTCTGATCAGCTTCACGTAGTCCTTATTAGCTGAAATGTACCCAACATCAGTCTTAATCCGGTACACCTTACCATACTTGACAGCCTTACCATAGATTGTACTGCCCTTTGAGAAGCGAATACGGCGCTTATTAGCCTTGTCTAGGGCCGGCTTACCATACACGTTAACCTCACTGGTAATCACTTCGTACAAGCCGTTATCAGCCCAGTATGAGGCTTCCTTATGTGCTGCTTTGGTAACCTTACCAGACAGCTTACCATCGAAGTCATAACTGCAATCTACTCCGTGGAAGTTGTCGGTATATTGCCAGGCATTGGCGTCGTTTACTCCTGGCCCATAATTATTATAGGCTGCTACCCAAATTGCCTTATCAACTAACTGGGAACGATTAATCCGTCCAGAATTGAACCAGCTACCTGAACCGTACGTAATCACATTCTTATACCCGTGACTAATCAGGTATCGAAGGAATACGTTAACCTGGCTGGTCGTGGAATATGGTAAGTCTGGTGCTTCAACATCGATTGCAAGTACCGTGGATTTATCTAATCCCATCTTCTTAACCCAAGCCAGAAAGTATTGAGCTTCAGCTGTTCCTCGTCCATGAAAGAAATGGTAAACCCCAACGGTATCAAACGCTTTGAAGCCATTGGCAATCTGGGTACCAGCCTTGGGACTGAGATAACCCGTACCTTCAGTTAGCTTGACCATAATCCCATCAGCGCCCCAACCTTTGAGTTGCTTCATATATGCTAAGGAATCGGATTGGTACGATGACAGGTCAACAATTTTCTTAGGCATTGCTTTCAGTCCCTTCTGATGGGGTAATGACCTCCGTTGGTGCTTGGGTAACTACTGGGGCATGATTATCCCCACCGGCTAACTTGTAAGCTTGGTAAGCCTTCTCGACTAATCCTGAGATAGTTTGAACATCTAAGTCGAAACCATTGGCTGTCAACTGGGAGTTAACGAAGCGGATTGCTTCCTGCTTACGGTCAGACAGGGATAATCCAGCCATGACTGCCATCTCAGGTACAATGGTATTCGCCAAGTTTAATCCCACTTCTAAGCCTTGCTTAACGTGGGTATTCTTCTCCGTCTGAACCTTATGAGTTAGGAGTGGCTTTACCAACTTGTACACGGCGGGAATTAACACCATTAAGAAGGCGAATACTCCTGCATTATTAAGCCAATTGAACACATCTGTAATTTCTTTGAACATTTTTTATCCTCCAATTTTGGACAAATTAAAAGCACTGACTAACTGGCTATTAATCACTAGTTAGTGGTGCTTGTGTCGTTGCTTGCGTTTTGGTAAACCCGTCTGCTTCAGTATTCTGGTAAGCCGTGATGAAACCATCTGTGCCATAAGTGACATAAATAAACATTTAATCGCCCTTTTTAAACTAATTCGCCATAATGGACAAAGGCATATCCTCCAGTCTTCCCCGCATTTGATGCAATACCTAAGACCCCGTTTAAAGGAAAAAACGTTAAATTCGTTGAATTGTTATTATGAGCATACCCAAACGTCCAATTGGGGCTAATTCCATCATATCCAAAATATGGCACGGACAGAGTTGATATTGACTTAATAATGCTGCCAAGTTGAACGGTAACTGGAACGTTAGAAGCTCCATCATCAGTAAGCGCTATGGACCCAGATAAATATAGTGTGTGAGTACTATCATCAATCTTGTACAAAAGGGTATTAGTTGGGCCTAAAGTATATCCACTAGCAGGAACGATATACTTATTATCTAACTGATACCAAGCTTTGTCTGCAACGCTTTTTAAGTCAGCCGCGGTTGCGACATCGACACCTCCTGACTGTAATCCGGCCGTGAAATTAGTTTGCTGAGATGTCCGTGCCAGATCAGTAGGGATTTGGTCAGAAGTAATTATTTGAACCCAATTACTCCATGTTGATCCGCTGTCACTAGAAACACGCGTATAGACTAAATTATTAGCCAAATCTGAATACATAAACTGTCTGACTCTTTCCCAAACTCCTCCGGATAGCACTTGAATGAATCCACCTGTGATAGATCCAGCAGCGTTTTTAATGCTTAAATTGGTATTGAAATATAGCCCCTCGTTGACAAGTGAGTTAGCGTCAGCATAACTTCCCGTTTGGAGCGTTTTAATACCTTGTGAAAACGTTTGAGGTAAGCTGAATGTGTTTGCCTGTCCCGTTCGTGCAACGTCACTTGGGACACCGTCTTTAGTGATGTACGGATTACCGGTTGTTTTATCTATTGGGGCTGTATCAAAAGTATTTTTACCCGTAAACTCTTGATTTGAACCCGTTCGTGCTAGGTCGGATGGTAAACTGCTTGCTAGTAATAACGGATTATTGTTGACCGTTGGAACTGTATCAAAGTTATTAGCACCAGATAGGTGGGCTACTTTGGAATCATCAGCAGGTGTGTAACCAATTTTATCTTGTTTGGCATTAACCTCATCAATGCTGGCAACATCACTGGCTGGTTTACGCATATCGGCTGTGTGAACAACAAGAGAATCATCCGGTACAATTCTCCATGCATTCCAAGTTCCACCAGTATACATATTTCTAACTGCTTCTGTATGCCCTTGAATAGCAATTTGAATGACTGAGCCTGCATTTCCCGATAAAATTCCATCATTACCAAAAACAACTAATTGTAAATATATTGGAGAAAATGTCGGTGGATAATTTACAGTAGTAACATTATCAAAACGATAATTACCAGTGTTTTGATAAAGATTTAAGTCTAATCCATTTGGTTGGCTAGAATCTTGCGCACTATGAAGTATCTTACTATCATCTGCAAATATAGCCCAATTTGTAAAGGTCAAATTTCCATTAATATAACTCCAAGACCTTTTTGCCATTGATGACGAATTTGTCATATATGCAATTTGAAAACCGTTATTACTTAATAATGGAATAATCTGATAAATTGTCCAATTATCAGAGTTAGGAGCTGTATTCAAACCATTCATTATATTAAAGAATCCAGCAGTCAACATGGTATTTAAGTCTGTCCCAGATGATTGAGTAATGGTAGAGTGCAATACTTTTCTATCGTCAGCAGGTGTGTAACCAATTTTATCTTGTTTAGCATTAACTTCTTCAATGCCCGCTACATCGCTAGCTGGTTTACGCATATCAGCAATATTCACTTTTTTATCAAGTTGCTGATTAACGTCAACTGTCTTGGCATAAGGCTGTAATGCTTCTGTTAAGTCTTCCTGACTGGCATACACATCATTCGAGTTCGTCATGGTAATATTGCTAGTCTCTTGAATGACAGTTTTGTAGCTGTAAGTCACTGCTTGCGGGGTGACACCATCATAAGCAGGAAAATAGTTGGGGTTGGGTGACACGGTCACACCATATAAAATTTCGCTGCCGGTATCGTCTTTGGCGAAGACCCCGTAGGTTTTGACGTATACGCCGTCGGCTAATTTTTCATTAGTCCCAGTAGCTCGAATACGAGTCTCTCCAGAATTGGTGTCCAGTGTCGTTTCTGGTGAGCTAACCACCACCTCTTGTGGGGCAATTGCGGTTAAAGTCTTGACTTGCATATCGGATAATTGGGAATTATCCATCGATGAAAAGACAATTTTGCTGAAACTTATTTTTGCTTGACCGGAATTCACCTTATCAATTAAAGCTTTACCGGCGGTGGTTAAGATACCAACGTTTGGTGTTGCCATTATATCGTCTCCTTTACGGTTATCTGTGAATATGCTTGGGCATGTACAGCCACATATAATGGCTTATTGGCCGTTACGGCGTACTGCAAGTCTTTCAACAAATATTCTGGTGGTAGCATTGATTGAATTGCGTTTGTTAAAATCTTCCGTTTTATCTCAGCCTTATCGCCAGAGTTGAAGTCAAACGGAATATTGGTCACTTCGATCTCTTCTGGATTATCTGTGCCATCAATATCAAACACACTAGGATCAATGCTTAAGACCGTTGCAATGAGCTTTTTGATGTCATTGGTTGTCACACCACTATGATTTTTAAGCAACTGTAACCGTACCTGAAATCGCAAAAAATCATCATCGTCATCAAGCCGGGTGACACCGTAATCCGCCGCAATTTCAGTTAAAACTTGACCAGCAGCTTTTGACAGTCGCAATTGGCCCGAAATGTTGAGCAAGTCATTCTTATGTGCCAAAAAAATATCGCTGATAATATTGAGAAGCCGTTGGTTGTTGGAATCATCTTCTTGATTAAGTTTGCCAGGAAGCATGGCCGTTATCCAATCACGTAGCGAATCGTTTGATAAATCTGCTTCAGTTTGATACATCTAGTCACCTCACTTGATTATATTGACCGTGATATTAGTTGAACTGGTTACTGCTAGTTGAAAATCACTAACACTTACATCAGCCTCCGTTAATTTATCTAAACTGGTTCCCAGTGTTAGTGCCACATCAGTGACACCAGCCGGCGAATACGCGGGAGCAAATAGTTTAGAGTAAAGTACCTTATCGCCCATGCCCAACGTGTCAAAGTAATTAACGATGTTTGTTTTAATGCTGGCCGGTCCATTGTCCGTATCAAACTTTGTATCATCAATATGAATATCGACTTTAATGAAGACAGGGACCGTTTCTGCTCGATCAAAAGCCACAATGTGCTGACGGCCACCAATATCCGTCGCAGTTCCCATGACTGAGCCAATCGTGTTGGATTGTGGTGGTAAGTAATCAAAGTAAGTTTGGATAATATCAGCATCAGCACCGCCAATGGCATACAAATGTACTGACTTGGCCGGATTGCCGTAACTATCTTTGCTCATTGTGTTGTTGTTAATCAGTCGGACGTCGGTTACCCCGGATAGATTTTTAATAGCGGTTTGAATGCCATTTGGCGTTGAATTGGGTGTATTTAAACGGTTAGCTAGTACGCGCTGGCGTAACTCGTCATCCGTTTCTGGATCACCACCACCGGTTGCTGCGGAAGGATTTGCCACCGCATAAAAACCGTCAATTGAGTCTTCCGGATTAATGATCGTATTGGGCATGACATTCGAAGCTGTTCCCGTCTCGATGGCTACCGCTTGAACGATCTGCCGGCCTAATACATTACCGTCGTCATCTTCTAATGGCTGCGTATTACCCCCACTATCAACGTAAGTAGCTTGTTGTGTAATCTTCGTGTCAGCCATGGTCGAAAATACCTGTCCATCTGGTGTGGAAAATTGCGTTTCTTCAGGAATGATTGTTGGTGAATCTGGGTCTACGTACCCGTCAATTTGCAAGTCTACATAAGCATTCGTTGCAGGCTTACGATAGACCTCAAGTTCTGCCGCCAAGTCGTCTAAGTTAGCACCGGAACTTTTCAGCACAAAGAATGAGTTATAAACGCCTTGGGCCAGTTTTTCCAATGTGTCGTCTACTTCAGATAACACGCCTGCCAGCATGCCGGGTGTCTGACTGTCATCTAAGTCAATGCCATCACCAAACCGCTTAATGAATAGCGCATTAATATCATCACGTAAGTCGTCTAATTCTTTTCGGTCAAATCCTGTATCAGTCGTTAGTGGCATCAACGTCGCCTCCTTCATCTACTCCGACTGTTGCCGAAATTGTGGTGCCACCATTAAGGGTTACTGTCGCTGACAAGTTAGTGATTCGCTGTTCAGCATTCACCTCAAAATCAGTGATCTCAACCGCATCAAACTCTTCGGGCCATTGTTCTTGTAAGTAATCAGCGAGAATTGATTGGATAACCCCTTGATCGTCTGCATTGGCTAGAAGATCATTATGATCAATCCCAATATCCTCGTTCCACAGGAGTTCTGCCGTGTTGATGTTTAGCAGTAAGCTTAGCTTTTGTGCCAACTCGTCGTCATCTTCAACCAAATTAAAAACACCAGTGTTGGCATCAAAATCCAAGTCACCGGTGTTGTCTAATCCAAAAGCAATCATGTTAAGATCACCGCCTGTATAATTGTGTCTTGTAGGCTGTGAACCCGTTTGGTTTCAATTGCGTAGTTGCTCTTACCCGTCCAGTTGTCCATTTCACGATCGCAAAAGCCAACGCTCACAACTGAACCGACTTTCATTGGCTTCCAACTTTTGCTTAGTTTCCCAAGAACTTCATCAAGCTGCCAAATTGACGATGGCACCACACACTCAACTAGAGGCGCACGCTTGTCCCCGTCAGACTGTAGTGGCAACGGTTGAACACTACAACGATGATCAGTTTTTCTGTATGAAATGACCCGGCCAATCATGTTGCAATTAATCTGCGATGAAATCAACGGGATTAATTCTTTTTCCAAAAAATCAGACATCTTGTGCTTGGGATCAACCACTTTCTTTTTAACTTTAGGCATAAACAACCACCTCCATTTTGTAACTATCTCGATCGTGCGTATGGGTAACACTCTTCACTCGTTTCAATCCAGTAAGCTCCGTTGATTTGACATAGACAGCTGAGCCAGCTAGTATTCGTGGGTCGTCGAAACACTCTAGCGTCCAGGTTGCTGAACCATCGTCAGTGCTGTTATATGTTGGCTCTTGCGTTAGCCCATTAGTCATCGCTAGATATAAATGCTCATTGTATGGATTAGGCTTCTGCCAATCATCAATATAAATTGCACCTCGTCGATAGTAGACCTTGCTCCCACAATCCTTAGCGATTGATTTAATAGCGGCCAACGGCTTAGATGAAAGCGAGTATCCTCTCTTGTAAACCTTGTTCTTTTTTAAATGCACTGCGGCGATGTCAATCTTAGCGTCGCGTTTAATCCTAGCGATAATTTGACTAGCTTTAACATTCTTTTTAAAGGCAATGTTTACCTTTTTAACTTGCTTTTTTTGATAAGAAATTGTTTTACCGTCGCTCGTCTTAACCTTATGTGTAACCATTTTTGAACCATTAAATTTGCTGTACAGTCGTTTTTCTTTGCCGTAGTCCTTACCTTCAGTGAACGTAATCTGTGTTTCCTTATCCATGCCGTCTCTCGTCTCCGGTGAGACTTGCGAAATGGTCCCCTCGGTAAGTAGACCATAGAGTCCTGTTGGTCCCGTATGCAGCATTATATGGTCGCCTTTATGAATCTTATTGAGGTGTGTTTTGGCCAAATTAAAAACGGTGACTGTACACGTTGCCGGACTGCCACCGTCATCAGACGGTACTTCGTAATTGATCGGAACACTGTTTTTTTCAGACAAAGTAAGTTTGGCCCTGTTATGAGTGATCACAATAGCTGTTGTATACCCCCAATAGTAACCGTCACTTTTAACTTTTACTGGCATTACAATCACACCTCGCCATCAGGAATATCATCAATACATAAATTAACGGTATCACCCAGATTGCCTGGATCGATTTCAATTTCATTTCCGGACTCGTCCAGAGGAATAATCGTTTCTGCTGGCAAGCCATCAATGTTAATATTCCGCCAAAGCGGTTGGTTAAGCACCAGCACTTCACCTTGACGAATAGCAACACCATCAAGCGTAGAAACGTCTATCGTAAAGGTACGATCAATTTCATTCCACTGAAATCCAAAGATATAACTTCCAGAGTCTAAATCTACTTGGCGATTATATGGCATATCATCTGGTTCGATTGGTATCGTGTCATGAACGGTCATTACTGATACCTCACTTTCACACCAATTGGCAACTTAGCAGCGGGCCACTTGTTCATCTTTTCCAGGCTGGAAACTGACACATTATGGCTTTGGGCAATTGACCAATAAGTCATACCAGACTTTACCGTTACTGTTTTATGCGTTGTTTTCTTGGTACCGCTCTTTGCTCCCGTCGAAGACTTCGACTTCTTTTTAGTCTTTTTCTTGGCATAAGCAATTTTGTCTTTTTGGGCATACGTGAAGGTAATTGATAGCTGCATGCTATTTTTATTGCCTGCTGTATAAGCCGTCTTGCCAACTGACGATAGATAAGCATGATTCCACTTAGAGAAGCCTCGTACAGTGACCTCAACGCCCTTACGTGCCCAACCTTGTAAGATTTCATACTGCTTATCACAATCAGAAAAAGACTTACCAAATAAATAGTAAGTCCCCGATAACTGTTTAGAATTACGTACGCTGTAGTTAGTTCGTGGATCAGAATTATCAACTGCATTAGTTGGCACATCTTGATCATTAGTTTCTGACGGATCAAATTCCCCTAGCATAAATACTCGGCTAGTCTTTAAATCAGCACGATAGATAGCCGTTTGACCACCATACTTTTTCTTGGCCACTTTAATCTTGGATCGAATACTCTTGCCATTAGCCTTTTGAAGTTTTTTCCGTGCAGCTAACTTGCGTGCAGTATTTGTAGAAGAATATTGACCATAAATTTTTTTGTCTTTAGACTTCTTAGTCTTTAGACTGCTAATCTTGCTTTTTTCCGTTTTAATGTTCGCTTGCGCTTTGGTTTTTGCTGACATTTGTTTCTGGTAACCAGCTGAGGAGGCAATCTTCTTCATATCACTTACTAATGATTTTTTATCTTTTTTCAGTGACGTAATTTTGGAAGTAATTGTTTTCTTCTTGGAAGAACTCTTTGTCTTAGCAAGCAACTTCTCTTGCGCTTCGATTTGAGTTTCAAGAGCGTCGTAAGCTGAACTCTTAGCTTTATAGCCATCGGATTTGTTTAGATAGTCATTAGCCGTGTCAATTTTCTTTTGGGCGGCAGTAATCGCCTTACCGGCCTTGGAAATCTTGGCTGCATCAGCAGAAACGGTTTTCTTCCATTTCTGGGCTTCGTTGGCAATCTTCTTGTCACTCTTACCCTTTAAATTAAGCTTCTTCGTTTTGCTAGCCATTAGACAGTAAGCCCTCCTTCATCATTTAGTCCCCAAAGTTCGCGGAACTTTTCAACTAAATCATCATTACGTTTTTCTAACCGGCTATCTAACTCGTCAATTGCTGACTTGTCAGCGTTGCCTTGAATAACCACCTTAGTGGGAGCACTAATGGTTACTTTACCCTTACTACCACCACTGATCAGTTTTTCTGAAGCTTCATGAGGAATGACTACACCGGAATTATCTGGATTAAACAGTTCCCAGCCTTTCTCGCCGACTACTGATAATTGATTCTTAGCTAGCTTTCCACCTTTTTCCCGGCGAACGGCGCCAGTTGGACCCCAACCACCAGTGTGAACATCGGAGCGCCAGTTAGTATCATTGAACATGGCCAAAAGCTGATCCAGGTCAGAATAGATATTCTTATGACCCTTCATGGCATAATGCTGAAAGGTCGGATCAATAAACTGCAAAATACCTTTAGATGGTGTTCCAGCCTTAGCATTAGAGTCCCAGTTATTAATAGCTTTGGCATTCCCACCAGATTCGTGTTGAATGACCCGTTCAATATTGGCAATATCCGCCCCACTCGGGTGAACTCCCATCATTGACGCTGCTTTGCGAATTAACGCGCTGCTAACGCTTCCGCCACTGGCATCGCCGCCAGAATCCAGCAAAGGTGATAAGTGTTTTTCAATCCAGCCCATCATGCCACCAGTTTCCTGTTTAATGAGCTTTTGTAAGGCACTCCCACCAGACTTAGTATTGTTCTTGGACTTATCTTCAGTCCCGGGTACACGACCAAATTTAGGCGTTCCTGGGAAGTATGACAGCGAACTCATACCAATGTTCGGGTGACTAGTTGGACTCATAGCTGACCAATACTTACCGTTACCAGCATAGACCCCAATGTGTTCGTTATTCCCGACCAAATCACCAGGTTTCAAGTCGCCTTTGCTGATACTCTTGGCTTTAGCAATTTGTGAACCCGAAAAATGCGGATAATCAATACCGAACGCATGCTTCAGGGCATACATGACCAGTCCAGAACAATCAAACGTATTAGGCCCAGTTGCACCCCAAACGTATTTCTTTCCCTTACCGTATTTTTCTACCGCAGCAAGTAAGCCTGAGGCTGATCCAGAATCATCGAGAACCCCAGATGCCATTGACCAGAGTGAGGACCACCAAGTCGAAGCTTGCTTTTTCATGGAATTATAAAAGCCACCGGCAAAGTCACTAAGAATAGCGCCTTGCCCTGATGGCTTCTTGCCCATAAGACTATTTAAATACTTGCCAGGTCCGGCAATAATCTTTTGAATCGTGCTCAGCAAGTGTGTCGCACCATGCCAAGCTTTCGACGCAAAGTTACCAATTCCTGAAATGCCCGATTCGACACCACCGACTGCATCAGCAGCCACCTTTTTAGTTCCCTTCCATAGATTACTAAAGAATCCGGTACCCGAAGCAAAATGTTGCATGCTCATAGCCATTTTGGCTTCCGTGGCATTCAACACTTCAGCGCCCGGCTCTAACATGCGCATAACATTGGTTCCCTTAATCAGTTCACCCATACCATTAGGGTGAATTAGCATTTCTCGATTACCAGTTTCTGGCGAATCATGTCCATCATTCAACATAGCCATGGTTGGCTTAGTAATCGCTCTACGTTGACCAGATAAAGCACCGGTACCAGTTGCTAAGTGAACTGGATTAATTTTTCCAATTGCTTTGCTAGATCCACCAAATGCGTGAATGACTGAATCAATACCGCTGATACCCGAGTTAAGAACTTTGATAACATTGTTGATACCGTCCTGAACGTGCTTAACGATACCTTTCCAGAGATTGCCAAACCAATCAGATATCCCATTCCAAAATGATTTCCAGCCCTTGCCAATATCTTTCCAAGTATTGCTAAATGCCTTAGTCATTTTTCCTAATTTTCCACCAGTCAGATCATTGATATAGTCAAAGTCAGCCTTAAAGATGCCTTTGGCTAAGGACCAAAATGATTTGATCAGCTTAACGCCGTCTTTCTTAAAGCCTTTCCAATCGCCAGTTAGAACATCAATCCCAACATTAACGACGTGTTCAATTGTCCTAAATCCATTTTTAAAGATACCTTTGGCGTCTCCCCACAAATTTTTAAACGACTTAGCCATCTTTCTAACCGATGCCATAATGCCATTAACAAACTTGCGGAATTTTTTATCATGCTGGTATAGCTTAACTAAGATTGCAATTGCCACGGCAATACCTGCAATCCATAAAGCCCAGGGGAGTAATTTAATGGCTGATCCCATTAATCTTGTTGATGATGTGAACTCTAAAATGCGCTTTCTTAGTCCCAGAATCCCAGTACCCATGCCTAAAAGCTTCTTGGCGGCAAACATACCCATAAGAACCTTACCTACAGACTGAATAGCACTCTTGTGTTTAGAAATAGCATTTAACGCGTCCCCAAATCCACGCAAACCTTTAGAGGCTTTGCCGCTTTGGCCACCAATAGTTTTGATGATCGACGCAATAGGCTTCCAGGCCCCAATAGCTAAATTTTTACCAATGGCAAATACAGAACTAGCGATCTCAGACAAAGCCTTCCGGTTTTTAACCAAGAATTTGATGGCCTCACCAATATAATTTCCCATCTTAGCGCCCAAAGCTTCTGCAATGCCTTGCAATTGCTTTTTAACGTCGCCTAGGCCACCTTTCTTGCTATCAACCGATTCTAAGGCCTTAGCCATACCCTCAACGAGGGGACCAGCGAATTTTGCTTTTAAGTTTTGCCAAGTCCCTTCAATTCCGGCTAGTTGCCCCTTAGTCGTCTTGCTAAAATTGGCCCATTCCTTACTGCTCATCTTAGCGGCAGTTGTCATGTACTGCTGTAGCTTAGCACCAGTCAGTTTGCCATTCTTCAACTGATCGTTAAAGGCCTTGGTTGTCATGCCACTAGCTGAAATGATTGCTTTTTGGAATGCTGGTAGCTGTCCAATTGAACGCTGGAAAAATCCAGCCGAAACTTTCTTAGATCCAGCTAATTTAGCAACACCCATAGAGATTTGCTGAATCTGCTGACTGGACTTATTTGCAGCTGCACCGAACGCTGCAATTTCATTCGTAAACTTCTTTGCCTGTGGCACACTGTTCGTCACTGCATAAAACTTCTTTTGCATCGCATCAATTGCTGAACCAGCCATATTTGACTTACTACGAATCTCACCAATCTGATCGGTCATGTCCTTGGCTTGTGCTTTGCTTAGCCCAATATCTTTCCACTGATTGCGAATTTGTTCGCCACCTTCAGCTAATTCATAGCCCGATTTGACGACGTTTTGAATACCTGATGTCATGTTCTGCAAGCCATTAGAAATGGCCGTTCCTACAAAGCTACCGAAGATAATATCATGTAGCCGACGCATGCGATGATGAGCTTCATCTACGTGATTACTATATTTTTTAATTGCCTCAGAACCATCGTTCGTTGACTTATTTGATCCCTGCATCTCAGTCTTGATCTGCGTAATCTTTTCAGAACGTAGCTTGCCGACTTGATCGTTGAGCTTACGCATCGATTCAGTGTCTTTAGCCCCTACATTGGAAAAGTCCAGATTGTGTTTAAAGGTATCAGCCTGTTGGGCCGTCTTGCGGAACTCACTTCGAAATCCAGCCATGCTGTCTTTAGACTGATTAACATCACGAGATATGTTAAGCCCAGAACCTAGTGATTCTTTTAGTTTATCAGCCTGACCAGTGATTTCATGAAACGAACGCATGAAGTCATCAAGCATCGAGTTTGCCTTACGAAATTCCTCTAGTCCATTGACCTTAAGATCAATGCCAATACCGGCATGCCGCAACTCTTTAGTTTCTGCCATCATTTCCTCCTTTCTGACCTAATATTTTACCTAGTGCCATCAGGACTCCATCAGACACGCCTTTTGCAATGACTGTTTTTAATTCCTTACCAATCCGTTCAGCAATTTCATTGCTAACCAAAAATTCATCTTGGGTTTGTTGCCGTATATCATGTTCTGTCATTCCTAGAAACAGCGCTGGGTTAACAAAGGCCATGCGCTTGTCAACCACCTTGTCTAATAATGATTGATCAACATTGCCATGAGCGTCGGTAAACTTAGAGTTTAACTTGTTGTAACGACTCCATAAGAAACTGAAACGCTTTACCTAATACCGATTGGTCACCGTTACGGTCCGTGATTTCTGCTAAGAACTTCGTAGCTTCCTGCATGGCAATCATACCTAGTCCACTGCCATCTCCTGTAGCGTCCCAGAAGTTCATCTTCAGTACTTCATTCTTATCTGTACGGAAGACTTCACGATTAAGCTTGGTCATCGTGCCGTTCATATTAGATGCCCCAGATGGCCGCGTCGACATGAAAACAATCTGCAAAGCAGTACGATAACCTGGCCAAACCATATTGATATGCACGTCTTTACCGCTACGATTTTTCTTAGTAACGGTTTTCTTCTTAATGTCGTCTGGAACTTCTGCATTCAATGATTCATAATCCATATGTGGATTAACCAATACGTTGTGCATAATAAGGTCAAACAGTCGGCCTGCGTCTCCGGTATCTTCACCAACGTTTAGGGCATCAATTGCTTGTGAGGCAATATCAAATCCAGGATCTTGTAGCGTGATCTTACGTGTCTTCTTGTCACCCTTCGAATCGGTATATTCTACCGTTCGTTCAAATTGATTATCCATAAACGCTGCAATAGCTTGTTCATCTTTTTCTGACATATAAAAGTCTCTCCTTAATTAAAAAGAGGACACCGTCTGGTGGCCTCATAGTCTATTTGTGAGATTGCAATTTGAAAATGTGTTATAATATGGGCATAGAAAAGGCCGGTGATGATACACCGACCCCTGCAAGCCGCTTTAAAGGCGGTGGCAAGTTAAACACGACAAATAAAATTCCGCCCGTAACTAGCCAAAGTTATTTAAGGGGCGGATTTTTTATTTGTCGCGTTTGTCGATGTACTTCTTGTTCAGTCATTTAACATGAAAGCAACGCGCTAATCTGCCCTTAACGGACGGTTAGTGCGCTTTTAGTTTGTAAACATTGAGTCGTCAACATCGGCACCGGTGTCTTGGTAGTAACCTGCCAGTACCGTCCAGGGCAGCGAGTATGCTTGCTCATTACCTTGGTTATTAGGCAGGCCGGCTAAACGGCAGCCTTCTGCAGTGATCTTTTCACCAGTAGAATCATTGACGATATTGAGACCAAACATTTGGTCAGCACTCAATAGTCCTGCTTGCATTTGATCATGTTGTAAATGATAGAGCTTAAACAGAATATCAGTTGTTGAAGTGCCAGGATAGGTATTCAACGTTAGGGTCCCCGTCTCGTCGTCAGTGTCGAAGAACATAACGTTTGAGTGAAAATCGCCTTGCATAGTTGTCTCTGCAGCCGTACGTTGTGAACTAAAAGCTTCACCGTTTTGGAAGCCACCTAATTCTTTTGACTGGCCTTTCCACAACAAATAAATGTGTAAGAACCGTGCGGAATATAAATTGACTTCTTTTCCGTTTGATAAAGTGATTGCCATAACTTATCCCTCCTTAAAGTGTCAAATCAATCTTGGCGTTGATCGTATCAATATCATCGGCAATCTGAACATTGAACCCGAATCCGTTGTACTTACGTGCGGCCACATCACTGCTAGACACGTTAGAACGAGGCACACTAGTAATTTCAACAGCACTAGCCAATACGCCTTGCTGTTGCAGTTGCTGACCGCAAGCTTCAATGGTTTGTGCCATTTCTTTAATCGTGGTGTCATTGAAGATTGGAAAGTTATGACGGTTAAGATATTTCTGCAATGCCGTCTGGAACGTATCGATGACCAGTTGTGTATGAACAAATTGGTCGACGTAGTTGCCGGCCAAAGCTAGGCCGTTCAGCAACATGTAATCACCAGACTTGTTTACAACTACTGTCCCATTAGCTGCAGCAATCGTGTCGTAATCATCGGTTGATAAATCGGCGTCTGGTTCGAACTGTGACTGATTACCAATGTGCTGAAAATCAACTGGTAAGTTGGCTGCAGCGTATGCGGCCGCTTGAGCAGCCACAAAACGATCACTAGCCGTTTCAACAATAGCTGCTGTATTCCCAAGTGAATTCTTTTTTGTTTGAATGCCCTTAACATGGGTGGACAGCGTTTGGAGATCAGTAACCGACTTAGGTTGCGTAACCAGCATGATACGTTGGTTGTCATACAAAAAGTCTGATACCGCCTCAGTCTCTGCTTCAGTAGCCCCGTCCAGAACTAAATACTTGAATCCATCAAATAAGTGTTCAGTCAGGCCAACCACAATCCCAGGCGTGGTCGTTGCCGTGACAGTTGCACCAGTAGTTGTTCCCGTCGTTTGAACATTGGCTGGGGTCTTTGAGTCAACATTGGGGTAGGTGATAACTTCCACTGGACCCTTGAAGTTGTCAGCGTCAAACATTGCCTCTGCTTGGGAGTAAACACCAGTTGTTTCATCAAAATCTGCTGACAGACTATATAAGTCTGCGTAAATAGACGCCTTAGTTGTTGCGTCTGCCCCTTTAGTTGCAATACCAACGGCTGGCGTGCCATTTGGGTTCTTTAACGCATGAATAGCAACAGTAAAGTGGACGTCTGTTGTTTGTTTAATTGCCAAAATTTATTCAGCTCCTTTTGTATTAATTTGCGGGTCAACACTCGCAATACTTCCCGTTTGCGTCTCATCAGTGAAGTTGTCTTGAACACCAAACGTGTAGTCAGCACCAGACATAAACTGCCAATCAACGTCAAGAAACGTGTCAGCTGATGGAATCGTGTTGCAATCCTTGGCAACGATGTGTTGCTGAAATAGCTCATACGCTGGTTGTTGCAAGAAAAAAAGCTTCCGCAACTCGTGCCCGAGTGTTTTAGCTTCTCCTTCGTCATTTGAGACGGCTTTAAATTGAACGTGAATATCAAAAATTTCTTCATTCACGGTATTAAATAGCACTCGGTCGTAATCGTCATAAATTTTGTACGTAACATACGGATAATCAGGCGTAACGTGTTTAACGCTCTCTGGACGAACCGTAACTTGTGGCATATACGTTGTAATTTGCTTTACCAGTGCTGCTGAAACAGCATCATACAGGTTGAACTCACTCATCAGTGCCAACCTCCTTCAACTGGTAGTACACACGTCCAGCTGCAAAATCATCACCGTGATTAATGACCTCATAAGTCGCACCAGAAGCTCGTTGTACCTTTGTTCCTTTGGGGCAGCCAACTAGACCTGATAACCAATAAAGTGTGCCTACAGGCAATTGACCACCCAATTCTGGGGTATACGTCATGTTTGGATTAGTCGAATTAACAATCGGCTCATGCACCTTTTTTACTATAGCTGGGGCCATGATTGGTCGGCCTAATTCATCAGAATCTCCGGTGTCATGACCTGGAATGGTAATTGCCAGGTCTTCAGATAACATGTCATTCATGAATTCAAAATTCCCAAAATTTTGAAAATTCATTGCTAGTTGCCTGCTGCGACTTCAGCACCATTATCGGTTGGCGTTACTTTAAGATCACTTGGTGTTGATTCGCCTGCAACCGTGAATCCAGATACTGGCACAAATTGTCCCAGGAACTTTTTAGTGTCTGGATTATAGAAAGCAGCAAAATATTTGCCGCTAGGAACTGCATCACCAGGCGCGTACCCCGTAATCTTGACAACCTTTGGATCATTTTCTGGGAAGAAGGCAATGTCACTCGTTTGTTCCGTGTCACGAATTGGCGTGATATAAGCACCGTCTGTCCCCGTCTTTGCTGCAACAATAACTAATTCCATACTCATAAGCTCAAATCCTTTCTGTAATCCACGTGATTGAGTCACGCAGTTTTCCACTATCAATTAACGGATCATCAAATCCTTTATTCTTGGCAGTTAATGGCGCGTTACTTGGTGTGCTGAAGTCTGTAATGGTTTGCTTAATGTCTTTGACCATCGCTTCTCCCAATACTGAGTACACATCTTTCGGCTCAATTTCACCGACCATACACTTAAAAGCCAAGTCGGCTCCCAACTCTGTCCACCGACCGAGATGGTGATTAAACGAATAACGCAAGAATGGCCGTGGTGGAATCACAACACTCTTGCGCAGAATAAACATGATTTTAAAACCACTTTTAGCATCTGGCATGGCTAAATAGGCTTGATCAGCAGCTTTTCCTAACATGAAGAAAAGGTTTTGAAAATCCGCTGGCCGTTTATCACCTGAGTTCGGTGTTGGCAACGCCAACCACTGTCGATTGACTGGGACAATAGTTTTACCGTATTCCTGGACCATAGCAATCATGTTCAAATGATTATTAAGCCACGGCACACCCACGGACAACCTAACTGACTGCAACTCTTGTAATCGTCTAATTGCCTCTGCAGTATTATCAAAGTCTTTAGTCATTCAGTCCACACTGCTCCCATTGAGTCCGACACACCATAATCATCAACGATGTCATCATACTCAGCGCGGTAGTCGTCATATCCATTAAAATTTACCATTGTCTGCGAGTTACCAAACGTACTTGCGGATTGAACGCCACCATAGTTCATGAACCAGTCATTGTATAGCAGATGACGCGTCCAAGCTCTTGTGGCGTTGATTAACGCATCATCTGAAATTTGATCGTGACTAGCCTTAAGCGCCGCGTCATCTAACCGCTCTTTAATATGAGCATCGCTAAATCCTTGGAAGATATTAATATCACTCTTGATATTTTCCGGCATCAGTGCGTCTTCCATACCTAATCACCTTTCTACTTGCCACTACCTGTAGAACTTGATCCAGTGCTTGCTGCATTCTTAGGCGCATTAATTGTTGGCACTACATAGTCTGTGCCAACCTTGAATCCATACTTAACCAATTGAATCTGTCGTGGATCATAAGACACGGCAAACAGTGGCTTAGTTCCTGCTGCCAAATCAGCTAAATAAGTGTCGGCATTAGTTTTAGTCAGGTCAACGTTTGTTCCGGCAACGTGGCAAGTAACTACTCGTTTTTGAATAATGGCTACCATGCCGCCCTTTTGAAACTCGTCACGTTGAACAACTAGGCCATCGTTCGGTGTAGCCGTTGCATAATCAATGGCTCCGGGACCGAAGATGAGTGCATAAGTAGTTCCATCAGAAGCAACTGGAATGCTATCATCTTGAACGATACTCATGCCTTGGTACGTAGCAATTGGAGTTGCTGCACCAGCTGGTTGCAGGTATTCAATCAATTGTTGTTCACGCATTTCTGAATAAGCTGCTGAGTTAACAACTAATGTCGATAAGGTGTTATCCATCACATCGCCCATACGTGCGAGTGCCTTAACAAAGTCTGCGGCAGATAATTCCTTTTCAGCGCCAACACCGAAAGACTTTGCAGTTGCAATATCTGCGTTGTTGAAAGTGGCTTTTACCGTATTCAGCAGTAGACCAGTATCTTGGCGCGTCCACCAATTGCCGAAACGATTAGCAATCTGTTGCTGGGTGCTTGCGCCAGAAATCAAGTCTCCCCAGTCAGTATTACCGAATGACTTGCTTTGATACATCTTAATGCCGTATTCCATTGCAGAGCCGACACCATTCGTTTGAATATCATGCGTATCGTTCCATTCATCAGCATCGCCGGACAAGTCGTTCATTGCCGGGATTTCTACTATCCGACCCGGTTGAAGCAAACGTCCACCTAAAATGGGATCGTTCTTTAAAACACCAGACGCCACAAAACGATTAGTTTGCGTATTTTGTCGATAGACCCAATCAAGAAATACTTTTGGTTCAATTAAGTTACTAAAATTTGTAGGATTGCCGTTAATTACAGCCATTACCTACACCTCCTATTTAAGTTTGTTGTATAAATCTGGATTCTCACGATAAATTTGAGTTTGCTGATCCATGTTGAGCTTGGCAAAATCTTCGCGTGTCAGCGATCCAGGAACTGTTTGACCACCGTTTTGTGGCGTATGTGTGCCCTGGACACGTTGTTCTACGCTATCTTGAACAGCCTTGTTGAACAAGTCGATAAACTTGTCGATATTGTTCTTACGTACATCGTCATCTTTAGAAGTAACGAATTCTGCAAATTCAACAGGAATCTTACTGTCCGTTAAGGCTGATTTAGTTGCAGCCAAAGCATTTTTCTCATCAACGGCGTCTAGTCGTTCCTGCAATCGTTTCTCTTGGTCTGCCAGGGCTTGTCGCTTGTCATCGAGTTCTGCTTCGGCCTTCTGTTGTGCATTCATACCAGCGCGTTCTTCCCCTTTAGACATCCATTCTTCTTTCAGGGATTCCAGCTGACCATTAAACTTTTCTTCCAGCTGCTTAGCTTTAGCACCCATCATCTTATTCACGTCATCTTGTGAATATGCTTTACCGGATTGTTCCTGACCTTTAGATTCTTGTTGCTGATCCTCATTAATATCGGTTGACTTTGATTCTTCACCAGGTTCAGCAAAATATTGCAAGTTCATCTTCATCGTAAAAGCTCCTTTTTAAAGTCCGTAGACTAGATCGGTTAAAGTCCGAATGACTAAATTGCTTGTTCTTTTAGGGCTGCAAGTAAGAAAAAGCCCACAAAAATAGGAGCTATTATCATATAAAGAAGATAAATAACCCCTATAATTTTGATTCTTTGTTAACTACCCTTATTTGTAAGTGTTTTTAAGGGGCTATTATTAATAAATCGCCCCTAATCAAATTCACCTGTCATCATGCCGTCTAGTTGGCCATCAAGTAAATTACCATCTTCATCGCACGCTACCAATTGGCATCGGCAACGTGGGTGCGTATCTTCTTGAGGAATCGGTGCTTGGCCGAATGGAAATATCTGCTTGTCTAATGGTTGGCAAATATCACAAACATGGTAGTCTTCTTCGGTTAGCCACATTACAAATTTAACGTCGCTATCTTCGTAAGCTTGTCGTTTACCTTCATTGGTGTTCTCAACCGATTGTGTCTGCATTAATCCATCAATTCGAGATAATAGCTGATTCATTGGTGTTGCCAAATTGTCATCAATTCGATCGCCCGACTGTGGAATGCTTCTAGTTAGCTTGTTCATTGCAGTTACTGAAACTCCTCGACTCAGACCTTTATTTAAGGTCTCAATCATGCGATTAGCCATAACATCTTGGTGCATCCATAGTCGTTGCACGTATTCGGCCTGGTTAGTGCTCCGTGGAGCGTTTTGCTGCGAACGTGAAGAGTTATCTGCATACGCTGCCGAACGCTGTCTATTCAGTTCTGTGACACCATACAGTTCACTTCTCGCTGTCGCAATACTCATGCCAGCTCCAATCATTGCACCCAACATATCTCGTTTGGTTAATGATGCTTTAACATAAGCAGCCTGTAACTGCTTAGATAGTTTATCGTCGGGTTGAACGTCCGTTAACATTTCGTTAATAGCAGCGTAAAAGTGTTGCGTGTCCCATGAACTAACTGCTGACGATACTTGATTAAGAGTTAACCCACTATCATCAGCGTACTCGTTATAGAACTCTTTTAGATGGTTGGCGATAATGCTTAAGGATTGCTGATAGAAGCTATTGATCGTCTGACTGTTCGCCTTGTCCTGTTTGACCAGTTGGTGAATCTTCTGGCGCTCCTTCTTGACCGTTGTCAACGCTATCACCTACCCCATTCACGTTCTGCAGTTTGGCTTGCGCAGCAGCAATCATATTTGTTGTTCGTTCATCTTGATCGCCAGACTCATCATCTACTTGTTGTTTTTCTTGATCAGCCGGAATCCCAGTAATCGGTTCAGCCAAATTACGCAATGTTTCTGCAGAAAATTTGCCCGTCTGATTGAGACCTTGAATAAGTGTCATCGTTTCCTGATTGTTCTTAGGCAGATTAGGCGTGAATGTGATTGTCACATTGTCGGCCGGATTGTTTTCATCGGTGATCGTAACGTCGTTATTTTTGAGATAGCTCCAATACGTCATTAGCAACCGCAACCGACGCCGTATGCCACGCTGATAAAGTGTTTCCGACATAGCCATCTCTTGGTCACTACCCCATAGTTTGTAAGCCATGGCAACACCCGATGCATTGGCTGCAAAGTTTTGGTCAGTTGTGTCGGGTGTATTTGTGTCCTTATGAATGTCGGATAACAATTGGTTAATGTAAATTTGCCATTCACTAGCATTCAACGACTTAGTCAGATAAGCTGCCGATGTTGGCACAATAGTTGGCGATCCGTTTGGATTTTTTTGGACATATGGCCGTAGATACAAAACGTTTGTGTTGCTATCAAGCACCTTTTCAACCATAACGGGTGCATTACTTTTCCCGTTGGTTGTGGATTCATTTGTATATCCACCACTCACATTGTCAATGTAAACCGGTTGACCGTCTGGTCCTAGTTTTTGCTCTGACTTGCCGGAATTGTTGGCAACTTTTCCGTTGATCATCAGCATTGAATTGCTAAAGTCTTCTTGGCTGTTAGCCATTTCAGACAACGCTTGGTCATAGGCGTCAATTTCATCAAGTTTAGTCTCCCAAGCGCCCACACGTTCTTCATTCAAGCCATATTCAGTTAACGGCACTTGCTGAAAGAAGTGCTCTTCGGTGTCTGTCAGAGTCCAATCACTATCGGGTTCGTCACCCGCTGTAAAGTGATAAATGTTCTTATCCGTATAGACTTCAACTTGGTAGTTTGTTTCATCTGCCACCTTAACGACGTAATAACGCACAGCAAATAGTTCTACGGGTTCTACGTCGGTAGACCAGACTACGAACGCGCTATTGGGATCGATTGCCGTAACTCGTGGATCTTTTGACCCGTCTGCTACATATAGCAGCTCATACGCACGACCAGTATTCGCTAAGTTCTTGCCCATAATCTTTTCGTGATACGGCTCATCATTGGTTTGATTAAAATCATCTAGTGCTTGCATTGGCCCTTCACCAATGTCGGTGTCATCATCTTTGTTTTGGTACCCGAACGTTAATGGCGTGCCAAACTCATATCCTACTTGGATGTTAGTAATATAGCGCGCCAATGCGCTAGAGATACGGTTATCTGCTCGATGACTCTTCTTGTTAGACAACCAGTAATGAATGTTGTTATCCGCTTGGTAATAACGTTCCAATTCAAGAATTCGTGGCAACTGATTTGTATAGTGATCGTTAACATACCACTGTACTAACTTTTCAAACGCCGCTGGGGTATCTTTAATAGCGTCCCAGGTTGCTTGTGGAATGCTGTATCTTTGATTAGTGTCGAATGCATAGCGCCCACCATAACGTTTACCATTTAGCAGGCTAATCGAGTCTGGCTTAGGATTAATCGACAGGCTGTGAGCTGTTTTGTCGTTTGTCTCTGCCATCATTGTTCACCTCGCTTTCATGCAGCTTGCAATAATTGTGTGCAAACTTAACGGCCAGCAACCTATTAGAGTCGCTGACCGTCTTATCTTCTTCGTTAATATTCTCGTTAATCAGTTCTGCCATCGCTTCAATAATATATTTGACATCTAAGCCAATTGGCACTGAATAAGTAATGCCTCTATCGGTAAATTCTAGTGGCTTGCCATTCAGCATTGGTTCAAACACATTCATATCAAGCGGTGCTGTGTCCTTGGTAGTTGCTTGTTTTTTCCACTCTTCCATTGTCATTAGCTTTGCCATCAATGTCACCTCAAAACCTATGCTGTAATGTCTAATCTAGGTGTACTCTATATGGACAATACAATTTAAAAGGCTGAATATCCTATAAATTCAAAGCCCGTAAGCTTAAAACCTGTTTTTTCAGCGTTTAATCAACTGTCCATTTTGAGTGTCTATTTTGGATATGAATAAATCACCAAAAATCATCAGGATAATCGATCAACCCATTATCAGCTAGTAGCTTTGTTTGATCGTTATAACTGTTATCCGATTGTTTGTTATTTTGATTCCACAACTTGGTTGCAATCGCATATCGTACAGCGTCCATGACATGGTCATGCTCTTTAACCGGCTCACCCGTTTTGTCATTCCAGACATACTGATAAACCTCATCTAAGAACTGCTGTATGCCTTCTTGAACAGCCATAAACTTATGCTGCTTAATAAGCCCTGCAACTTGTTCAATGCCCTTTAAAACGGATTTATACGCATACTGAGCGTTGATGTTATTTTCCTTGAACTTGTCAATATGTTCAACTCGAGCTGTATCACAATAAAACGGTATATTGTAGCCATAATCTTGTTGAACTTGCTTGGCAATCTTGACCCAGTGCATAATCTGCTCCAAATGACCAGTATGCTCTTCAACTAAGTAAGTATTACCATCAGTATCGTCAGCCAATACAACAATTGACGTATCGTGTTCGTATCCCCAGTCAACACCGCAGTAATATGTTAGCTGCTGATCAGCAGTCCGTTTATCAAACTCGGCATGGGTAATTAGATTCTTTGATTTGTCGAATTCTTGATAAACTAGTCCTTCACCAGCAACCCACAATCCTAAGATGCTGCGATCATAGAACATGCCACTCATTTGAGCCTTCATATCATGCACGTACTTCTTAGGCAAAAATGTATTGTCGTCCATCGTGAAATGATTGTAGATGATACCTTTTGACTCGTCCTTAGCCTGATCAATGTACTTTCGTTTAAGCCAATGGGTTGGCGTATCTGGGTTGGTATCACCAATGATTCTAGCCCCTTCAAATCCACGAACACGATTACGAATTTCTGCGAATGCTTGTTCATTAGCTAGTGACATCTCATTGATATAAGCTCCCCAGGCATTCATACCACGAATAGATGCCATACCAGCAATTGAACCCGTATAGGCTTGTACAACCCGCACGCCAAACAATTCAAAAGCACCATGCACATCAAACTTAATATTAAGCATAGGGTAAGCCTGCATGATTTCTTGCAGCACGTTGTTAGCGATCGTCTTACTAGAAAATCCGGCTAGAATGTATTGCGCTTTCTTATCCATTGATTGGGCTAACTTGCCAATCCGCAGTAGCTCACGCAAGAACATGTCATTGTCAATGACCGTCTTGCCAGAACCAACGGCCCCACTATTGATCATCAGCGACCAGTCGTCACGGTCAAACTGCTTGAAGACTTCGACTTGCTTCTTTGTATACTTCAAATCAGCATAAGTTGTCATTTGTCGCTGTCCTCCTTCAACCGCTCGAACATCTTGTCAAACTGCTTGCCAACATCTTGGCCACCGATTCTAGCATCGTGAGCCTTTTGTTCTGCCACATCAGCTTCAGCTTCTAGCTTGCGAATCTTTTGTTCTTCGACCTCTTTGCTGTCATTTTTGAGCTTGCCATTTAGTTTGAACCACAGTTCAGCTGCAGCTACCTGCTCTTTAGTTGAGGCTGGTGTCAATGTTGTGTTATCTACCATGTATTCCATGCGAGCACCAAGCGAATCATCATCGCCTGCTGCTTCTTTAGCTAGATTATCAATCTGCACATAATGACGTTCAATTTCCTTGCCGGCACTGATACGGTAAATATTTCTAAGCACTTCGTCAGCTTCATCAGATTCGTGTTTTTCAACTTTTCCAACCTTACGCTGAATATAATTCTGAATTCCACCATTTTCCACCATTTTTATTGAAGCATTCTTAGCGTAAGCCTTAGAGTATCCTGCTTTTATAGCTGATTTATATGCATTGTTAGTTTTGATAAATTCGTTAGCAAACTTGCGCTGTTTTGCCGTTAATTTACGTGTCATTACATACCACCACACCTCCATATATAATAATTTGTACGCTTACTTGCCGGCGTTAACCACGACCAACAACTTCCCAATCGTCAGCCAACATGTCTGTTTGACTGGCTAACCATGGCATCCTGGTTGTCTACAGCGTCTTACCCTTGGCATAACTATTTGCCTTGACCAATTCCATATAGGCGTCCAAGGCTATCCATATAGTCGATCCTGTATCTGACGCCAACTGCACTATCAGACTTCCAGTTAAGTTCAACACGATGTAGTCCTTGTTGTTCTACGCCATCAACAAACACTCTAGGTGTGTCATTAATGTCATCAAACTCGATACGGATGTGTGGTTGCTTCTTTACCGTGCCTTCACATTTGTCTATTAAGTTACACAATGTTTTACTTAACAGTTCCATACTGCGCTGCGCCTGTGTCGCATCAATATCAATGTTAAGCTTAATATCTTCGATTTTCTTTGCCATAGTATGTCTCCTTCTTTCTTGCCAAACTAAAAGCGCCATGCTGTTTAGCACAACGCTCACGTTTCTTCTTGTCAGCCAACCAACGTTCTAAGTCACGATAGCAGTGATTTTCTGTTGGGCTAACGTAGCCATACTCAGTGTGTCGCATGTAGCCACACCCCCAGCACAATAATGAGCAGCACCATCAGCAGGCCGAATATTAAGTTGTCCCGTTGATAGTTTCTCATTACTACTCCTCCAAATTAAAAGGCCGCCTCGTTAGAGACGACCAGGCGTATGATTGCCAGCGATGCAATGCTGGCTAATGCAAATGGAGTCACATATTAGGAAATATTTTTTGGGGGTATTCCCTAATACAGCTCCATTGTAAGCGCTATCTTCACATAAGTCTCAGATAATGCTTGTTAAATGTGATTGGTGTGGAATCGAACCACACACGGATTCAAATTCAAACCGACCTCTTCTGGCAGGCCAACGCCAGTTACAATCACAATATGGACGCTATATCCTTGGATGAACGGGAGAGCCCATCTCCTTTAAGTTATTGCGTCCAATGGACCATGTAGGACTCGAACCTACGATCGAACGGTTATGAGCCGTCTACTCTAACCAACTGAGCTAAAGGTCCAAAAGACCGGTTATGCAGGCCGGTCAATTTTATGAAGGAGTTTGGCGGGCCAATACGTACAACGGGAGTCGAACCCGTATCTTCTTTGCTCTGCCGTTGAGCTATGCACGTCCATTTCATCAATCGCTTATGTTATCAATTTACACCCAAACTAGGGGTCAAAAATACCAGTTTAGTCTCAATTCATAGAATAAAGTCCCAATTGTTTTGCACAGCTTGAAATGAATTGTTTTTTCAATCTAAATGCAGTTGCTCGGCTGCACCCAATCAAGTGGTTAACAACTAGTCCATCAATCGTATATCGAGGCCGTTTTCTGAAATAAATCTCGTTAATAATAATCTCGGTGTCTTTTCCCACTTCATCTAAGCAGTCATCGATAACCTGACGCTGCTTTTTGAGTGCGTTAATCCGCTTGTCCTCATCTAGCGTGATAATTAACCGGTCTGTGCTATCGTTGAATCCGTTCTGTGCCCGACCACCGCCAACATTCTCATCAACCGGCGTTACCGGATAACGTAACTCCTGTTCGCGCTGTTCAATGTACTTATCAATTTTGGGGTAATCACGTAGAATATCCTCTACCGTTCTAATCGTTGATCGTTTCACCCGTCATTCCTCCATCTTAAGCTTATTTTAAGTTTACTTTAATATTAATGGCATAATATTTCATTCGTTGGCTGCGGAGTAAGAGTTAATTTAAATAGTCAATTTGGGGTAAGGGCTGCCGGTAAGTGGCCCTTTTTTGCTGTCTAAAATGGCCGTGTAAGCTCGTGTAGCACGTTAGTAATCTCCGCATTGCTCAGCATACCCAAAGCAATGTAAACTTCCTTAGGCACGCTGTGCTCGCTTAATTTGAATTGAAACTCGGCTAGCCCCATCAATACATCGTCTTTCGGCACCAGCGCCTCCAGATAGCTAAGCAGCATACGTTGGTTGCCATTCATTTCGTCGCGTGTTTTATCCATACGTCCTCCTACATAAAATAAGAATTTTATTTAAAAATTTTCAGCAGAATCGGCCACAACCAACAGAAAGTAATCAATTCACCTATGCTGAGGCCGACTAAAATCCCCACGAGAAATAACCCCCAATCAATCGCCGTCATTCGTCCGCCTCCGAATCAAGCGGGCCACGTTCATCAATCGGCGTTGCCATGTAATCACTAATGATGCCTAGAAGGTCAGACTCTTCTAATGCGCTTAGATAATCCTTGATAGCTCTATATCCTTCCGGCTCAATGATTTTTTGTTTCTTATCCTGCCATATCATCGCTACTTTTACCGAGTCGTACTGATTTTTAGGAACCCAGATACGATAGATAATCCCTTCGCCAAAACAAGTAACTTTATCAATGCCAAAGGCCATCTTTCTAATGCTTTGGACAAATTCAGTCGTTTTCAACTTATACCCTCCTACATAAATTAAGATTCTATACCATTGTAAGCTCATGGATAACCTGGTTGCGTTCCTTCGCTGACAGCTTGTTAATCGCGTTGCGCTGGCTGTTGCTCAGCTTGGTAAAGTGATTGCCGCACCACACTAACGCCTGTGCCACATCGCCGCCATAGCTTGCCATGCCTTGCATCACGTAATTACGATACTCAATCTGTTCGTGTGTCATGCTGTGCCTCCAATAGCCGTTTAACTCGTCGCCAACGCGGCTTGCTTTGATTAATTGGCTTGCAAAATAATGTGTTGATATGCTGCGCGCCGTTCAGTGCCAGCCAAAGTTGAAAATTCCATTTATCCATGCTGTGCCTCCACTTGATATTTTCCGTAAATCAGAGCCAGCATTACCTGTGCTTCTTTATAATTGTACGAGAAATAGTCATCACTCCATTTTTTTGAATCCATCACTGACTGGAAGCCAATCCATAAACTGCTCACAATCTTCTTTACACTTTTTTTCGTCTCCAGCGAAGATAAATTCTAGCGCCCCTTGGAAAGTTAAACCATTTTCCATTTCTTCTGCAAAATACTCAATTCTATCGGCAACTGGTTTAGGAAAGATGATTTTCGGTGGGACACACTTACCATCCTTCACTGACCAGCCATAGACGCTTTTTAGCAGCGGATCAAATGTTTCTGCAAACGATTTTTCAATGTCTTTGTCAATATTTCTTTTAGTATTCTTAATCATGCTGTGCCTCCAATAGTTCTGGGTTCGTATGCACGTTACCAACAATCAAATCGTCTAATGGACTAATTCCACCTTTGTTATGTTCTTCGTTTTGAATGCGAGAATTAAAACATCCATGCTCTGAGTCATAAAAAACAATTCCGTAAGTGGTTTTAATTTTTACACGTTTATTTGCCCCAAAATATTTGATTATGTCTCCCTCGTAAATGTCTTTACCATTTTGATCTTTCAATCCGGTAAATTGTTCAAGATCCCAATCCGTGGCATTAAGTGCTGATAAACAAATCCCAGATATTTCTTCGTATTGTCGCAAGTCTTTTGTTTCATTATCCCAAGCTCTGAACTTAATTTCTCTACTCATTTGTCTTCTTCCAATAGTTCTGGGTTCTCGTGTACGTTACCAATGACTTCAATGATTGGTGGGGTATATAACATGATTTGATTCTTAAAATCCCCCAGCCAGAAAGAACCCCATCTAAAATTGACAGTTTTTACCATGCTACTACCATCATAGCCGTCATCTCTATCAGGTTCTTGATAGTAACCACGAACAATGTCGCCTTCGTAGATTTCCTTGCCATTGGCATCTTTCAGGCCGGTATATTGCTCCAATTTAAGCTGGCTATTGTCTCCAACAGGGCCATCATTTCCACCTTGTACATTACCATCAGCAGCACTAGCTTCAACCCAGTACGCGTTGCCATCTATAAACTCTATACAGTCGACTTGTAGCATTTTATGCTGCGTTTCGTCCCACACTCTAAATTTCGGTACCATCATTCGCCCTCCGTATCAGAAGTATTTCCCTCAATCGTGTCTAACATATCTTCAATGAACGTACGAGGATTTCCTCCTAACTGATGAATCGTTGAAGCAATAGCATAAACTGTATAAGTAACCATCTCATCAGCATCAAAAACTCCACCATCAATATTTACTGGTTGACCTTTCTCAACATCAATTGTAATTTTTCCAGTTTTGCTCATTATTTTTCCTCCCAATTTCAACATCACTCGGTGCCACAAATTAATCGTTAGCTTTAACTAATTCTAGGAATTGCCCTTTTAGTCGACAGCCTGAGTAATCAACGCCTTTGCTATCCAAATACTTCTTAATTTCTTCGACCGTGCTGTAGGCATCGGGGACACCTTCCTGATCACTGTGTTTAAACATTTCTGCAAATTCGTCTGGCTTCTCATCTTCATAACGACTATGGAACTTTGTCTCCGCCTTATAATAGAATCCTTTTTCATCTGGCTTGCCAGGAACATCAGTCGCCCAACGCAGAAATAGTTTCTCATGACAATTAGGACATCTGGTAAATGAATGTTTCCATAACGCTGACGTGCTTTCAGTGTGCCCACAAAACGGGCAGGCCATTGCCACTTTAACCACATCATCAGGGCGTGGTTCGCCCATTTCTTGTGATACATTGTCGGTATGGGCAAATTCGTCCTTGATATTATCGTCGCCGTCACTCTTTACATCATCCTTGCTGTCGCTTTCGATGGTCAAATGATCATGGCCGCCTGTTGCCAACTGATGGATCTTAAATAAGTCATCAAATTCTAATACGTGGTCTGCCTTAACCGATACTGTAATGCTGCCGGTGCTGATTTTTACTTTCATTGCATTCTCCATAATTTATTATCTCCATTTCAAATTGTCTAAAAACACTAATACACCTTATCGCCGTGCTTCATTGGCTGCCTCCCGTAGTTTCTCTCGCATGCAACGCACCCAATCTTTGTCGCGCCCCATAACACGAGCCACCCCTTGGTTGTTATGCTTGTTTATGTGTTTGACGTTGTATTTCAGTTGTGTCAATTCATCGGGCGTTGCTTGGTAATCCAATTCATCACGTCTTTTCATTCTGCCACGTAATTGCTGAATATATTGCGGTGTCTTGGACCGCTCTTCTGCAATATATTTGTTAGTGTATCCATGTAAAATCATGTGGCGTAGGATCTTATTTTCTGCCGTGTGTCCTTCCTCAGTTTGACCGCGGATCTCTTTTTTAACATCTTTCGGCCAATCATCTGGATCATCGCCATAATTGGCGTAAGCAGCCCTGATTGCGGCTGCCATTTTCTTGTTTGATGACATACGCCTCTACTCCTTTCTTACTAATCGTTTTGCTTCGTTCCTTATTTCTTCAAATTCACGTTTACGCCGTTCTCTCAAAACTTCATTGCAATTGGGACATGGGCTAGCTGTGACGGTGCTTGCCGTACAGTGGTAAACAACGCCAGTGCCATGACACAATGGGCATTCGCTCATACGTTACGCACCCCTTTCATGCCATCAAAAATAAGTTGCTGTTCCGGGTTATCTGGATATACGCGATCAATGAACTTACCTTCATACATCTGTTTTAGCTGTCCTTTGGTGTTGTTGGTTGTAATGATGGTGATACCCTTAGCGGTGTTGTGGTTAAAATCAACTCTAGCGTTAGACACCCGATACATGATGTCTTGCAGATCCTTATGAACCGGTTTGATGTTGCCAGTCATACCGCCTTCCGTGCCAAAATCATCTAGTACCAAAACATCAACCTCAATCATCGAACGTGTTATGTTGATCAGTTTGGAACGGATTGAAGTGTCCTCATATTTGTCATTGACCATTCTTAGCAGCTCAGCAGTTGATACAAACATGCCACTACGTCCATGGCTCATCAGGTGATCCAACATAGCTAGTGCTAAAGACGTTTTACCAACGCCACGATCACCCATCATAGCCACGTTAAAGTTTTGGTTTTCTAATTGCTTAGACAACACGAATGCCTTCTTGCCTAGTGATTTAGCTAAGTGTGGATTGTCCTGTTTAGCAATATTCCAGTTGCCAAACGAGAATTCGAGCGGTATGTTGCCGGACCAAACCGAGTAGCTATAGTACCGGGCCATTTTGTCCCGTTTCAATTGTTGAGCTGCTTGTTCGGCCGTCTTACGATCTAATTCTTCTTTAGTCGGCAAGTGGTTCAGGTCAACATGGTGGGCATTGGCTAGCCGCTGAATATATCCCTGGTCAAAAGTAACGTGCTCCATGTTAACCTCCCGTCCAATACTCGCGGCCCTCATGTTTTGGTTCAGTCGATACTTGATACTCATCATCAAACCGGCCATTGAACCATGTAGATCCATCCATAGGGCGATACCAATCTTTATTTTGAGCAATATATTGCTTGTACAGTTTTAACTGACTGAAAAGATAATCGTTGGAATACTTTGCTGATTTTTTACGCCAAGCTTTGTAATGGTTAAAAGCTTGCTTCTTTCCCTTTTTGTTGGGATAAGCTGACCATATTTCCTCAAAGTCAGACTCAATTGAGGAAGGTGCAGCGACAGCTGCACTATTCTTTTTATTACTTGTAGTATTAACTGTAGTATTAATACTTGTAATATTATCTCTCTGATTTTTCGGTATAGGGGTACCCTGATTTTTCGGTATACCCTCCACCGAAATTCTGATATACCTATGCTCAATTTCACGTGTACCCTCTTTATAAATAACGTCTCGTGAAATATGCCCATCGTCTTCTAAAGCTTTGAGCCAAGTTTGAACAGTTGACTTCCCTACTCCATACAAATTGGCGAAGTAGCTATCGCTTGCCCAGCAGTAACCCTTTTGATTACATAAGGCTGTTATCTCGCCATACAATAATGATGCTTTTCCCGGAAGATTGTTGTCGTACCTAACGTTTGCGGGAATAATGGCGTAATAGTTTGGTCTTTCAACTTTTTCTGTCATATCAGTTCCTCCAATCATGGGCATTTCACCCACCCGGTGTATTAGTCACTGCTATGTTTCTAATTCATAAACTGCTTAGTATCTTTTACCTGAGCATGCTTGGCTGCATGAGTGATTAGCTTTATGTCAACATCAGTGATTGGTAACGATCGCCTTCCAGTTTCATCAACTCTGTGAGCCATTTCAATGAATGGTTCGTCACCAAAAATACGAACTATATAATCACTATTAATGTAATCACCACTCTGTAATTTAATTAACATCATATTCACCTTTCAAGCCAATTCGTTTTAGTGTTTCTTTATCTAGTTTTATGCCATCTACCGGGACGTGGTATTTTGCACTAAATGCCACGGAGCCAATTTGCTCAATCTCACTGTGATGGACTCGGCACAATGCCATAACGTGCCGCTTGGTGTGGTCAACGTGTGTTCTGTTCAAGCCGGCTCCGATAACGTCTACATGATGGATATCAGCACGATTACCGCAGATCATGCAAACTCGATGGCGGCAACACTGATATTGGTAATACTCTTGCTCTCTCGGTAGCAATTCATAGCCTTGTTTGAACGGTACACGCCACGTAAACATGAAGTCGATAACTAGGTCGAGCAACACGTTAGCGTCGCTCACAGACGATTCTGTGGTGTCTGACAGGCTAATCTGTTTACCAAACGTGTATTCTTCATATTGCAGATAGAACAGCTCTTTTAAAAAGTCTGTAGGCATGCCTGACCAGGTATAAATGTCACTCAACAGGGTAAAGAATAGGCGTCGTTGTTGCGGCCTAGCTTTGCGTGTGTCGGCTAGTTCCCAATCTAGGTAAAGTTGGTCACGCGAACCGCTAACGGTCTCGATATGGTCTAAATTAGGCTGCTGATCAAGCTCAACTAACAAGTATGACTTGCCATTACGCTCAAAGTATTTTGATCGTGACCGCTGCATTTAATCACCTCAAATCAGAATGGTAACTGATCATCCTGAATGTCAACATTGCCAGCGTTGTTAGCAAACGGATCACTCGTATTATTTTGCGGCCGATTGTTTTGATAACTACCGTTACCAGTAGAGTTCTTTGATTCTAAGAATGAGAAGTTTTCAACAATAACTTCTGTGACGTATACGCGTTGGCCTTGCTGATTTTCATAGTTACGTGTTTGAATACGTCCTTCAATGCCGACCAGGGATCCTTTGTGGAAGAAGTTAGCAAAGTTTTCTGCCGACTTACGCCAGATAACGCAACTAACAAAATCAGCTTCGCGCTCACCTTGTTGGTTGGTGAACCGCCGATCAACGGCCAGATTGAAAGTAGCTACAGCAGCACCGCCTTGTGTATACCGCAATTCCACATCACGGGTTAGTCGTCCAGTCAAAACTACTCGATTAATCATTGCTTATTACCTCCCGCTAATTTTCGTTTTACTACTGTAATAATTTCATCAGCTTGCAATTTAGTTAATTGCGAAATATTGCTTACGTTAAATTGGCCAAGATAGTATTTTTGAACATTCGCTAGTGAACCCTTAGTAACCTCAGAAGTTTGTTTAAATAGCTTTGTTAATTCTGTCATCTGATCAGTTGTAACCCTATCTGCTGGTTTTTTAGTGCCATTTTGTGGTTTATTAGGAGCCGCTTTAGTTGCTTGTTGTCCATCGTCATCTTTAGACGCGGATACACCGAATGCGGCTGATAAACTATATCGTCGTGCATAAGTTTCAGCAGAGCCGAATGCCTGCGCGTCTTTACGCTGTACTGGCATGCTAAGTGGATTGTAAATAATGTACTCGCCACTAGCATCAAACAGCATAGTCGTAATAGAAACACCATTAGGATCGCTGGTCGCTTCCTGCGTATAACCTAACGACTCTGGCAACGCTCCATCTACTGCAGCTGTTAGGTCTTCCAAAGTTACATAGTTCCCATAATGACTTTTTCCATCTTTGCTTGGTTGTGCTTTGAGTAAATTCTTACGGAATTGTGCCATACTGGTGGCCAAGTTTTTAATTGATTCACTTTTTTCCATGACTTCCTCCTACTTGATTCGAATTGACCTTGTCTGTACTAGCTTGGCGCCAGGAACCTCTTCACCATCATTGAGCGCCTGTTTAATGGCCGTTTTATTCAGTTTCTTTTCTACCTCAGTAAATTCACCGGGAATAAGTTTATCGTCCGTCACCGCAACGCTAACAGGGTTATTTTGAATCCAAATAGACAGATCAATATCTTTGATTTTGTCCTTGCCTGCTGTTTCCATTCCGTGTTGTAATGCCAATTTCAGCCGACTAATATTGTTGGACAACGCACGCATTCGTTCTTGATCGTGTTTAATTTTATCTGCAAGTTGCTTTTTATCAGCTACCAGCTGATTAATAACTTTTCCGTAGCCAATTGCTTTGTCAGCGATGCTGTCTTGTAAACTTTCAATTGTGTCAGCAAACAGCTGCTGATCTTCTGGTTTGGCACTATTGGCTAATTCAACGACATGCAATAAGTTGCCCTCAAGTTCGTATAGATTCATACTTATCCCTCCGTTCGTAACTGTTCTAATTGCTGATTAGTGCAGTCAATCTTAACCGCCAAATACCGCTTATACTTTTCGTCAGTGGCGTGTTCCAGACATTTCTGTAAATCCATTGCATATGTTTCCAGCGCCTCAACGTGGGCGTTATGCTCTAAGATCGCTTGTTCCTCGTCAGTCTGATTAATGTGCGTGACCACAGGCGTAGCAAATTTTCGGTCATATTCCGCGGTAGTTCCACCTAAAGCCATTGCCAATGCCCCTTTTTTAGTGTAGAATTCATATTGAAAATGCTTGATACATGTAATCTTTTGGTGAGTTCTGACGGCCAGGTCAGGACTCTTTTTTTATGCCATAGTTTCATCGATCGACGACCTCCAATCCGTTAGTGAACATCTCAAATGGCTCATGGCCACGTTGCATAATGACAGCAATTTGCTTATTTGACTTTCCGTAAACGTCTGGCTTGAGTTCTACTACTTTGCCAACACCAGCAGACACCATCTTGATACCTGCGGCATACGTATCTTCGTAACTGACCTTGTCACCAACATTAACTTTCATGTTGATCCTCCATTCCAAAGAAGTCTTTCCAAAATGGTGCCCATCCGCCGGCACGTACCACTGACTTCCGTAGCTGATAACCGGCTGCAGCGATCAATACAATTACTGTTAGCCAAAAGGTTAGGAAGCCAACTAGCAGGTAAACTTCGTACATATAACCATTCCTTTCCGTTGTATACTTGAGTTATCCCAAAGCGGCTAAACTAATTGAGACAAAGCTTGGTCTCTAATTCTTTAGCTTGATTTCCACTCCATCCACTAGCGCGAAAAGATTGTCTTTTGCTAGTGGGTATTTTTGTACAATTTTCTTCATTTCAGTATTTGTAAAGGTGACTGCTGCAAACAAGTTGCCGTCAACTGATACATTTACCAAGTGATTAAAACCACCTGACTTGTAAAAATGAATCACTTCATGCTTTTTCATCAGCTCACCTCCTTATGCTGTCTGCTCAATGCGTGGCAAAATCCCTTTTGATTTCAAGAAACTGTATAAGAACTCTTGCCCTTTTTGCGTCCACTTCATGGTGTTGCGTACCTTGTCGATGCCATCACTGTTGGTGTATTCGTAAGGTTCAATGTGTGTGTAGCCTTTATCCTGATATTTGGCATACAGCAGCCATGTTTTGCCTTGCTTGTATTGAATGCCTAATCCATGCAGCAATTTGTTAAACTCACGCGTTGAGTAGCCGTAGTTCTTAGCGATTACCGATGTTGTTTCCAATCCTGGATTAGCTAACATCTTGTCGGTGTAGTCTGCTTTAGGCTGCAACACTGAAATCTTTTCCGCTTGATCAGCAGCCAAACGTAATGCTTCTGGCAACGTAGCTGGAATTTGAAATTTAACTTGCTGTTCCATCTCGTTGAACTCCTTAATGTATTGAAGTTTAAATTGCAGTGCCTTGTCTCCTGTGAAGCCCATTGCTAACAAGGTAAAACCGTCGCGGTTCATGTAATACATTGGATATTGCTTACCACGATTCTCATAAGCACCTGTGGCAAACATTTCGTTCCCCAATTTTGGGGAACCAGATTGTGCAATCAGTTCTTCAATATCACGCGTAACATGATCATGTCGCTTACCAAATGTTTGTGCTACCTGCAAGCTACTGGTGACTGCTTGCTTGTCTTTCATAATTACTAATTCGTCCATGTGGTTCATTCCTTTCTAGCCTAAGCAGACTGCGTTGATCTTAAAGTTCGAATTAATTCGTCCTTTTTGCCCAAAAAAATATAATCCGTTGGAACGTTATATAGAACAGATAATTTGTTGAGCAAGCTCATAGGAATATTCGAGCTATCGTGTTCATACTTAGATAGTGTCTGATAATTTATCCCAACATATTCCGACGCATCTTTTAAATTCATTCCCACATTTTTTCGGCAAGCCTCTAAGGAGAACTTAATCAGTTTCATTCATTATCACCTCCTAACAACATAATTAATTATATACGAATTAATTCGAACTTTCAAGTCTAAAATTCGAATTAATCAGTATTTTTTTAAAATATTTTGTTGAAAAGTTCGAATTAATTCGATATAATATAGGTAATGAAATGGGGGATACATTTATGGCACGTTCAGAATTGACACCACAAGATACATTAAATAAGAAAATAGTATCAGCAAATTTAAACAATTTGCTCAATTCTCAGAACAAAAAGCAGATCGACATTCATAGAGCAACAAAAATACCCAAGAGCACTTTAACTGGATATTTTAAAGGCACTTCACTTCCCACATTGGGAAATGTGCAAAAATTGGCAGACTTTTTTAATGTACTAAAGTCAGACATTGACCCTAGGTTTAGTTCAACTGTTAATGTACAGAATGATAGTTCTGAATTAATGCGTTTATACGACCAGCTGGATTCAAACGGGAAAAAAGAAACAATTAACTTCATCAAAAAACGTTTGTCTACAGCATCTAACGTCATCAAATTCCCTAAAGACGATGACACCATCGAAATTACGGCCAGCGGTGTCCTCTCTGCAGGTGTGGGTGAGTTCCTTGATGATTCTACTAAACCATTCACTGTAACCGTACACAAGCCTGTTCCTAGCAATTATGACTATGCTTTCCAGATAAACGGCCACTCAATGGAGCCTGTTTACCAGGATAAGCAAGTTGTCTTCGTCAAAAAGGAAGACGATTACCGTGATGGTCAGATCATTGCTGCGGTTATGGACGGTTGCGCGTATTTGAAAAAACTGTCAGTAGTTGATGGTGAGGCTACACTGGTATCACTCAACCCACAATATCCTAATATCAAAGTTGATAAAGAGACTGGCGTCAAAATATTAGGCGTTGTATTTTCATAAGTCCCCTACATGGGGACTTATCTTAGCACTCAAGAAGAACATATGTTTGATTAGCCGGGTGGTTGGTCATGGGTCCGAGTCCTATGTAATCAGTTGATTCACAACTTAAATATGGAGGTTGCTATTATGACAACGTTTGAATTAGAAGAATACTTGGAAGCACATAGCCAGATTGTCGACAATTTTAGAGATAAATATGCTGCGTTCTTAAACGAACAAAACGCAGACCGCCCCACCAATAAAAAGTGGAGTAGCCTGCGCATTAAAAATGAGACCAGCAGTGCTGTCATCAAATTCATTAGCAATATCCAAGCCAAATTGAGTTCAGCCATGAAGCCCCGTCAGCGAAAATCTTATGATGGCTGGGTTGATTATATGGAACGCAATGAAACCATTGGTAGCTTGGAAGAATCCCTAATGGATCTGGATTTTGTTTAAATAAATACCACTGACACTCGATATTAGCGGTATGATTATACTAATCAGGAGGTAATTCTATGAAAATTATTAACGTTGCTTTGCATGTAAAACCCGAAATGACGTCACAGTATGAGGCATTTGTACACGAATTGGTTGTCTGCTCTTCAAAGGAAACTGGCAATGAATTCTACGGCCACTTCAAATCATTGATCAATGACAACGATTACGAAATAATTGAACATTGGAAGGATCAAGCAGCAGTCAAATCTCACAACGAAACTCCCCACTTTCAAAATTTCTTAGATCACATTAACGATTATTTAACGTCAGCTCCGGAAATCACACGAATGGACTACTAATTATCGAAGTTATCTGTTACAGGAGGCGCTCACAATGTTTTTATTGCTAACACTCATAGTTATATGGGCAGGATACAAGTTCTTCACACAGTGGATATGGTGGATCATAGGCATCATGCTGCTAATAGACGTATGGAAGATTGTTACGTCAGGGCCAGCGTTACTGATAATTGCCGGCACATGTTTCTACTTGCTATATAAGCGTCACAAGGAAAATATGCCACGCAAAAAGGTTAAACCAACACTTTCTGATCCGGTTAATATGCAGGGAAAACACTTTTAAAATAGTCACATTTAATATTGCACAAAAAATCCTCCAGCATTAAACTGGGAGGATTTTTTGGAGATATTATTGGAGTATATGTACTTAATAAACTCTCCATCAACACCCGTTGACAAAGAACCATTTTAATACACTCAAACAATATTTGTTAATACAAAAAGGGCTACTTCAAAAATTTGAAGTAACCCTTTTTTTAAACTAAACCATTTCTAATCGAACAAGCTTTAATTATTCGAATGAAGAACCTGGAGTAGTCGTAGTCTTTTGGTTGTGAACTGGAGAAATACCAGTCTTAACAGTAGCGGTGTAGATACCTACAGCAGAACTGTCACTAGAATAATTACCATCACGAGAACTTACAAGCTTGTATTCAGTGTAAGTACCTGACTTAGCCAAGACATCATCACTTGATGTCTTGTCTTGAGCCTTAGTAGTCTTATCATAGTTATCAGTGTACAAGGTTGCAGCATTAGCCTTAGTCAAGTAATCAATAACATTCTGAGCAGTGAAGGCAGCACCATCAGCGCCTGCGAATGGGGTAGTTAATGATGGAACAGTAACTACAGTATCAGCAGCAGTATTCAAAGCCGCAGTAGCAGCAGTAGTACTAGTTGAAGGAACTAAAGCAGTGTTATGAGTAGGGTCGCTGGTAGTTTGAAGTAATTGAATCTTCATACCAACTTCCTTACCCTTAGTTACATAAACAGTAACTGTATCACCACTCTTAGCATTTAACAAAGCGGCTTGGTTAATTGTGTTTGTGGTAAGATCACCAACAGTGTAACCAGTACCCTTCAATACACTATTGTTCCAGTCAGCCTTCTTAGCTTGATCTAAAGCATCAACACCAACGGCAGTACCCTTAACTTTTGCAGTATCAGTAGATGCGGAGTTAGTGTCATTGTTAGCCTTTAGGTTTTGAAGAACAGTACTCTTAACAGTAGTACCATCAGTGGCTACAAGGTTAACCTTAACATCGGATGCTTGGTTGTAAGCAACTGATGAATCAGTAGTAACGGCGCCACTATAAATCCAGCCACTAACTGAAGGATGAGTAGCATCTTTAACGTAGTAGTATAAGCTACCTTCTTTTGTCTTAGTAGCTGCATCAGTAATCGTTAACTTATCACCAGCAAATGGAGTCGTATTAACAACGTTCTTCTTTGCGTTAATATCAGTGTTCTTTGGAGCAGTCCAAGTAACATTAGCAGTACCAGGATTTGCAAAGTAAACTGTAGTTTGTGAAGGAACAGCTGCCTTAGTCATAGTATCAGTAGTCTTGATACCACCGGCAAATGTACCAGCAGTCTTACCACCGTAGATGTAACCACGGTACTTCTTGTCCATGGTAACGATCTTGTAGTATACGGAACCACGGTTAGTGGTCTTAGTACCGTATGCGTAGAAAGTGTCGTTGGACTTCTTTGAAGCAGCTAACTTAGCAACTGTCTTCTTAGAAGCAACAACCTTAGCACCCTTAACAGTACCTGGCTTTGAGTAAATGGCATTAGTACCGTTTACCAAAACATTTTGACCCTTAGTAAGGGCAGTATATGAGCTTGCAGTTGCATAGCTCTTAGCACTTGCAGTAGTGGTAGTAACAGCTGAAAGACCAGCTAAACCTAACACTGCAGCGCCAACATAAATAGACTTTGCGAATGATGAACGCATAGATGAAAACCTCCTAATAATTTCTTTTTAGCAAAAACATTATGTAAATGTCCACAATCATTCTTGCTAACGGCAATTATAACATACGTTACTGACTATGCCAAAAGAAAATTTTAAAAAGTTCACAAAAAATTCACATTTGTAAAAAAGTCCATAAAAAAACCCTTCAACAGGTCAGCGGAAGGGAAGAAATCAAGGATTCATCTATGCAAAAACAATTATAACCTATATGTAGTAAAAAAACAATATCAATGAAATATTTGTAACAAAAAAGGACGCCCTGCTTGAAGGAGCGTCCAATCTTCAAAGAAGGAAGAATAAAAACCAACTTTAAAGAAATCTCTTAATGTAGACTAACATCTATTTAATATAATGTCAATAAAAATATAAAGAAGAGCGTTTCCATTAAGTTACTAACAGTAGTAGAGAACAAGCAAACCTAATAACACTTACCATCATCTCATTGCTTAACATGCTATGGTTGATAATACAATTAGCTATACCGATTCTTACTTTACATAAAGCAGCTTATCCCAAGTAACCACCATTCACCTTGATAAAACAACGATCCGTTATTTGGCCTTTGTGAAATTTGACGGGAGAGGAGTGGTCTAGATGAAAAATCCCCCAAAAATCAGTAAACTCACTTTGTGAATTTAACCGCCTAAACTCCTAGACCATTGCGCCAATCGTGCCTGACACCAGTCCAAAAAATCCCGTTCTGAAATCGTTGGTGTTCCCGTCAACAACTTTTTTGTGATGGGCTCCTCACCTAAAGCCGTCTCAATTAACCCAACCACTAAATAATCTGTCTGTTTCGTCACCCAATTTTGTGGTTTCGCCCCAAAGACTTTCGCCAAACTAAAAGCTTGATCCCGAGTCATGGTAGTTAGACGTCCGGCAAAAGCAATCTCACAATCTCTTAAATCAAGCATTTTAAATCATCAACTTTCTTGATTCTAATGTTGGTTTTGACTTGACGGGTTATGGTTTTCCATTCAGTTTAGAGGGAGTGACGTTTTGAGCGCA